TCTGCGCTCTGGTTTCCGACTCTCCAGTTCTGGTTTGGTCTGTCGAAACCTCCAGCATCGTAGTTCCTTAACTCCTCGTATGCTCTGCGGTATGCCTCGCGCCTGTATGCCGCTTCCGGGCTAAAGGCAGCGACAATACTGTCAATAAATCCCATCTCGCTTACCTCCCGTCAAATACTGCAACGTAGCAATCGTCAAGCAAGCCCGACGAGTTCTCCGCTGCTTCCTGCGCCATAAGGTCGTTTCTTATAGCATAAAGCTGTTTTAGATCCGCTCTTGTTAAAGAACGGGATCCTATTTTGTAGCTCTGGCCTCCTACGGCAACCGCGTATATGGCGGCGTTTACGCTTTCAAGCATTTCTTTTGTAGTGGTGGGAATAGCAGGTGTCGGTGCCGGTGTGGGCTCCGGGGTCTGCTGTACGTTCTCGTTATCCGCCATAGCCGCCTCCTTTCTGAATCCAGTCCTCGTTCGCTTTTATCCACTGTTCTTCTTTTGATTCCGGTACTTTCTCCGGTATATTCTGCCTGTCAGGAACATCTTCGTTCTGCAGGTGCAAGGTTCTTACGCCTAAAATGTCGGCCGCCGCAAGCGCGTAAACCTCGGTATCGAGGTAATGGTTATCCGCGTGACTATGCTTCGGGGTCCATTCCTGCCTTACAACGCCGTTCTTCTTAACGTTGACCTTGTGCTCTGCCGTTACCTGCTGGGCGTATTCCTCGTCGCAGCCCTCGTAAACCATCCATGAACCTTTGCCGTTCGGCTTCTGCATCCTTCCGGCGATCATGTCTTTGTACTTGCCGCCGTCTACAAGGACAAGCGTCATACCGTTTGCGCTGCTGCCTTCCCTGTTTATCTTCGATAGTTTGTAGTGAGACAGTTGCGCGTGGCTTGAACCTTTTACGGGCAGCGCCCAGTCTGAATGAAGTACGCAGAAATCGTAAACCTCGTCGGTCTGGTCTCCTGAATCCACGAGACACAGTCGAACAATAAAAGGCACACCTTCCTCGGTGTAATATTCAAGGTTCATAACCCTGTCTATTTCTCCGAATGATAAGGCCTGCCCGTGCGCTATGTTCTGGCTTGTAAGGTAATCGCCCCACGCCCTTATGCTCCAGTAAAGCGAAGATTCCTGAACGTCAACCCCTGCCGTAAGCATCTTCGTCCATGAAGGAACGGTAAGCGCCGGGAGCTCCGTCTGTCTTTCAAGTACAAGATCGGAACTCGTCTTTAGCTTCGTATCTTCCCACGGCTCCGCAAGCCATGAGTTTACGAAGTTCTGAAATTCTTCAGGATCGTCCTTACTGGTTAAGAACTCTTTCGCGATCTGCGCCCACCGAACGAACGGCGAGTACAAAGTGTTTAGCCAGAACGCTACTTTTCTTGCGTATTTCGTATTGTGTCTTACGGTGCGCCACTCGCCTAAACGGAGCATATTGTGCTTGTCGTTGTCGGTTATGATGCCGCCGCATTTCTGACACACATAAGCGGCAAGCTCCGCGCGGTCTGCGTAGCTCATGCCCTCGTCTTTCGGAAAGCGAATGTTCGAGAACGCGAACTCTATATACTCGCCGCAGTGCGGACAAGGCACGAAATAGTGCTTTTCAATGTCCGCGCCCTCTTTGGCTTGCCATATATGCCCTGTTTTTAATGTAGGCGTTGAAGTTATGTATATCTTCCGGTTATGGAAGGTTTTTGTACGCTCTCTTGCGAGCTTTATCGGATCCGCTTCCTTGTTTGATGCTCCGGGGTACTTGTCTACCTCGTCCATCATCAGAAAGCGTATAGGCTTGCTGGCAAGTCCGGAAGGGGAGTTACTTCCAACAAGTGAAAGATACATCCCCTCGAACTGCAATTCCAATAAGGAGGAATTCTCATCGAATTTACGTTTTATCTCGGGTGTCGCTTTAAGCATCGGCTGTAAGCGGTTCTCCGAAACGGACTTCGCCAGTGTGTCCGTGGGGTAAACTATCATAGTAGGGGACGGGTCCTGCATAACTATGTAGCCGATCATGTTCTGTAAGGCTTCCGTGCCTCCGATCTGGGTCGGCTTGCAGAAGATTATCTCCTCTGTCTCGTAGTTGTTGAACTCGTCCATAACGCCTACAAGGTAAGGCGTTACGCTGTTGCTCCATGCTCCCGGCATGGCCGCTGATTTTGCATCAAGTATTCTGTACTCCTCCGCCCACTCTGAAACAGATAGCTGTTCGGGCGGACAAAGAAGCTGCAGGGCTTCGTACTGATATTGCTTGACGGTAAACTTATTTCTTGGCATTCTTCCTCGGCCTGCCTACTTTTTTAGGCTTCGTTACATCTTCGGGCTCCGCCTTTTCGGTAGTCGCCCTCGTAACGAAATCTGAAAGAAGTTTCTTAACCTCTTTCTGCAGTTCGTTTTCTATTTCCCGTACTTCTACGGGATCAACGAACCCCGACAATCGCCCTGCCATCTTGCCGGGAATGGAAAGAGCAAAGTTCTTAAAGACAATAAAAAAGCGGCTGTAATCCGCTTTAACTTCTTCAACCGATATGTAATTACCCTGCGCGATCTCTGTGCGCAGGCGGTGAAGTTCGCCCTGTGATTCTTTCAGGGCTACGTCTGCCCGGAGCTTCTGTTCTTTTAGCTCTGCTTCTTTATCTGAACGCTCACGGCCGTAAGCCTTGTCTGAAAGATACTTAACGTATTTTTGTATCGTAGGCGCAAGCTCAAACCGAACCTCGCCGCTTTTTGTCTTTACTCTGTCTATGATGCCATCCGCTACAAGCTGTTCTATCCGTCGTCCGGACAAACCGAACAGGCGGCAGATTGTGTCTTTGCTGGCATAACCCTTCGATTCCTGTTCGTCTGCCATATCGTTATTCCTCTATTCTTACTGCTTTCTTCCCGGTGAAGTCCTCCCAGCGCTTTACTATTACGGAAGCGTAGTGTTCGTCGTACTCCATCAGGAAGGCATTTCTTTCTAACTGCTCCGCTGCCATCAGGGTGGATCCTGAACCTCCGAAGAAGTCTCCTACGTTCCAGCCGCGCTTGCTGCTGTTCTTCATGAACTTCGCTATAAGTTCAAGCGGCTTCATGGTAGGGTGTAAGCTGCTGCTCATGGGCTTCTTCTCGAAGATAACCGTTGTCTGGTCTGCGTACTTATGGATTAGATCCTTTATATACTGCACAAGCTCCGGTTTCTTCATGGCCTCAAAGTCTACATCGTCCTCTAATATAACGGTGTCCTGCGTGCGGTCGTTTACGAAGTAATGACCGGCTCCCTCCTTCCATCCGTAAAGGATGGGCTCGTGTCGCCACTGGTAGTCCTGCCTTCCTAAAACGAAGTTGTTCTTTTCCCAGATCAGAACTTCTGAAAGCCGTAACCCTGCATCATCAAAGGCTTTACGGAAGGTCAAGCCTTCGCTGTCTGCGTGGAACACGTAAACAGCGGCTCCGTCTCTCATGTAGTTTTCCATGTTCTGAAAAGCGGTAAGCAAAAACGAATAAAACGACCCTTTGTCCATCAGGTCGTTTTCAATCTTCATCGCGCCGTTGTTGTTCGGCCGGTATTCATTTAAGGCGGCTGCCTTTTCCTCGTAGTTTACGTTGTACGGAGGATCCGTAATTATAAGGTCGAGCCGTTCTTCTCCGAGGAGCTTGTGTACGTCGTCAAGTTTGGTAGAATCGCCGCACATCAGGCGGTGATTCCCTAATTGCCAAACCTCCCCGGGCTTAACTATGGACTCCGTTTCCTTGCTCTCCTGCAGGGCGGCTTCTGAATCGAAGTGATCTTCTTCAACTTCTGCCTCAAAGTCCGTAAGCTCTATAAGGTCGTCCAGCTCCTTCTGGCTATACCCGGTAAGCGTGAAATCGTACTCTGAAAGATCAAGTTCTACAAGAAGGTCCTTTAGGGCTTTCTCATCCCACTCGCCCGTAATCTTGTTAAGGGCTATGTTCAGGGCCTTCTCGTCGTTCTTTTCAAGGGAAACGACTATAACTTCTACTTCCTCGTAGCCGAGGTCAAGAAGTACGGTTCTTCTCTGATGCCCTCCTATGATCGTTCCGTCCTCGTTTACGATAATAGGATCAACATACCCGAACTTCTCTATGCTTCGTTTTATCTTCTGGTACTCCTCGTCCTCCGGGGTTAGCGCCTTGCGTGGGTTGTAGTCAGCAGGCGTAAGCTCCGAAAGCCTGCGCTTTTCCATTCTCATGGGCTGACCTCCGTATGCAAATAGAAAGAGCGAAGCTCCATAGTCTTACCCGGCCGCTTCGTAAGCCGCCTGTTATGGGTAAGCGCCGTCGTCCTCGCTCAATCTTCCACGCTACTATTTTAGCATAAGTGAATGTTCCTTTGTGTTCCTTTTTTATTTTTCTGAAAAAGCGGCCAGAACGCCCTGTTTTCAAGGCTCTACGGCTATAACGGTAGTACAACTACGGCTGTAATGCGTAACGAAATGGTCGATTTTTTTCGAGTTTTACCCCCAAAAACATCGGGGTCTCGCCGCCCCGCATGGGAGGGGGAGGCACAGTAGTACCTATAACCCGAACGGGCGTTCGGTCGAGAGGGGCACAGGCCGCTTGTTTACTGGGTTTCAGGGCGGTCGCTGATCCGCGTTTCAAGGGTCGCGCCGTGGCTGATCCGGCACAGCTTGCCTTGCGTGCCGTCCTGCCGTGGGTCGAGCTGCCTTGCGTGGGTCGTTCAGGCAGGTCGTTCCTGCCGTCCGGCGTGGCGTTTCGTACTATATGAGGCACAGCTTTCAGGGTCGTTCCGTCCTGCCTTGCGTCCGTTCCGGCACAGCTTGCCTTGCGTCCGGCGATCGTTCCTGCCGTCCGTCCGGCGTGGCGTTGTGGCGGTCGTTCCGAGACAGCTTT